TTTACGGAAGAGGAACAAGCGAAACTCGACGAATCGCCGCCCCCGCCTCCGCCTCAAGTCCAGGTCGCACAGGTGCGGGCACAAGCCGAATCTAAGGAGAACGAGTTGGACCGAGCGTTTGAGATGCAGCTCGCGCAACTCGACCATCAAGCCGAACTGACACGGGCACAGATGGACCGAGACCGTGACACGATTTACGTCCAAGCGGAAACCCAGCGGACGCAATCGGAGCATCAGGCGCGGCTGGCGCAGCTCTCGACCAAGCGGGAGTTGGCGATTCTTGAGTACAGTAATAAGCGCGGCATGACGCTCGAACAGATTAAGGCGAAGCTCGCAAGTGATGCCATGAAGCTGCGGGTACAGAAGGAATTGGCAGGACTCGCTGTCCCGCAGGTGGCCATGCCAGCCGTCGAACCGTTGGGACGGGCTCCGAATGGAGAGGCGTTTACCCGATGAATGAGACACCTGAGACCTACGAGACACCGGAAACACCGGAAGTTGATTACGGCACCCGGTTGGACGGCACGAAGAAGGGCAAGGGGTATTTTGGCCTCCTGCATTCGACGAACCCGAAAGACGGCAAGGACGCCGTCTCGTCAGAGCTCAGTGCGACGACGGAGCGCGTGCGTGATGCGCAGGGGCAGGAAGTGCTGTTCCCGTTGCTGGTTCCAAGTCTCTCGATGGATGAGATTGAGCTCCTCCTTTCAGGTGAGGCGCCAACGGACACGATCTATGCCAAAGCGGAACAGCATGCCCTCATGCGAATGGGGAAGCAGCTCAGTCCCTTTGCCTCAGCCGGCGAGCAGCAAGCGTTGCCGGCCTCGGATCGTACCTTATTTAATCAGGGGTTTGACGAAGAGTCCGGAACTGATGATGAGGCCACCGTGAGCGATGAGGAGCCTGAGGAGGACGCATGACACGCATAGCCCAGCATGAGCACGAAGAAATGGTCGAAACATTAGAGGCGATGGAGAAGGAAGTGCGGTGGGAGGAACGGGGGTACGACGTCATGGAAGCCATGACCGAAGCCCGAACGGTACAACGCCATCCCCATCGGATTGTGCAGGTATGATGATCTCGGAGGGCGATCGGTTGCATCCGATTTGGATGCGCCTCACAACCCATCTTGAAACACGGATTGCGCTCTTGCGCATTAAGAATGAAGGTGACGTCAGCGAAACACAGACTGCACGCATTCGTGGAGGGATTGCGGAACTGAAGGCAATTCTTGCCTTAGGCATTCCCCCTCCCTCAGTTGAATAGCCGCCCCATACTGGTACGGCGCTTTAGATATCACCCACGGCTCGTGCCGCCGGTGATGAAAGGATGGAACGATGAGTACAGAGGTTAACCCAACGATCGCGACTCCTGAGGTCTTGACGGACACCCCGACGGACGCAGAGGCCACGATCTCGTTTAATGAAGGCTATGCAGAACCAGCGTTTGTGATGCCTACGGTGACGGCACCGCCGGTGGTCACGCCTGAGACTGTGGTGCCGGTCATTGACCCTGTTGTCAGTCCATCCCCGTACGTTCAGTTAACGCACGACCAGTTGAAAGAACTCCAAGCGACGGCGGGCAAAGTCTCGGACATGACCGCCTCGATAGAGAAGCAGTTCGGAACGACGTTTGGCAAGATGGGGGGACTTGAGCGCACTGTGCGCGAATTACAGGCGGCGCCGACACGGGATGCGCCGGTCTATACGGCAGAGGACTTTGAAGAGCTCTCAGCCAATGGATTCCCTGAACTCGCCGCAATGCTCGTCAAGGACTTGAATCGTGTGAGCGGTAAGGTTAGTCGTAAGCCTGAACCTGTGGTTGCTTCGCCGGCTGTGTTTGATGCAGCCGCGATGGAAACCCTGGTGACGGAGCGCATTGCCGCCGCAACTGAAAAAGTGTCGCACGATCATGCGATTGACTTACTCACCATGCAGCATCCTGACTGGAAGACAGTGGTGGGGGCCCCAGAGTCTGAGACTCCGTATCGGACATGGCTCAAGACACAGCCAACGGCGTATCAACAGAGTGTGTTAGATACGTGGCGACCGGCGGAAGCGTCGGCGTCCATTCAGTTATTTAAGACGTCACAACTGCAGGCCGCACAAGCGGCGGTTGAAGTGAGAAAGAATCGATTTGCGGCAGCGGTTCCGGTCAGGGGTGACGGACGCCAACCCGCAGGCAAAAGCGAAATCGACGATTTTAATGATGGATATAAAGAGGGCTAAGCCCTTGTTGGAAAGGATACGATTATGTCAATGCAAACCTTTGCTCTGAATGCAGGGCGGATTAATAAATATAAAGGTCAGATTTTGGCGCATGCCGTGCCGAAGGAAGTCTTAGGCCGTCAGGGTCGACAGAAGATGATGCCGAAGAACAACAGCGATACCTATGTCGCTCGGAAGTTCCTCCCCTACAATGCAACCAGCACAAGTGCCGCGACCCAGAATCGGTTCTATGCCGATGGCACCGGCGATCGTGGGAATGTCCTCGTCCAGGCCAATCAGATCTCTGAGGGCGTGACGCCCAGCCCGGATAGCATTATCCCGGTCGATACCACTGTAGTGATTCAGCAATACGGCTGTCTCTACGGATTTACCGACAAAACGTACAATCTGTACGAAGATGACATTCCGAAGGAGATGATTAAGCAGATCGGTGAGCGGTGTACCTTCATCAACGAATTGATTATTTACGGCGCCCTCCGCGCTGGGACGAATCAGTTCTACGGCGGCACGGGCACCAGCACCGTGACAGTGAACGGCGGACTGACCTTGGGATTTGTACGGAAGATCGTACAGAACCTCCAGGCCAATCATGCTGGGATGGTCACACGGATGATGTCGGCGTCTGCGCATTATGCCACCGAGGCCGTAGGCGAAGGGTATTTTGTGTATTGCCATACGGACCTAGAGCCGGACATTCGTGATCTGCCGGGCTTTACGCCGGTGGAAAAGTATGCCTCAGGGAAGCCTTTGCCGAACGAAGTAGGCAAGTGCGAGCGGTTTAGGTTTATTACCTCGCCGGATTTGCCGTCCATTCAGGATGGCGGTGCAGCGATTGGGTCGACGGGTCTCTACAGCACAACCGGAACAAGCATCGATGTCTATCCGATCATTGTGGTGGGAGAAGATGCGTGGAGCCAAATTGCCGTCCGAGGCATGGATGCGATGAAACCAACATTCATGTCCCCTGGCGATCATTCAAAGTCTGATCCGTTGGGCCAACGCGGCTACGCGGGTACAACCTGGTGGAAGGCTGTCCTCCTTGAGAACAATGGATGGATGGCGATTGGTAATGTTGGCCGTGCGATCCTCGCATAAAAAGGAGACCTAGATCATGCCAGCATCACTAAGACAGTATCTTGCTCCAATCACAGACCTGACCGATCAGGTGGCCCTGTATAATCTTTTACGTCCACTCGTGGATTCCTTGTCATGCCAAGTGACCACCGGTGCTGGACTCGTCATTAAGACGGGTGGCAGCACGTTGGCGAAGACAGGGTCGGCCGTGTTTCAGGGGATTGTAAAAGGCAAATCCATCAAAAAGGCTGCGGCAACGGATATGCCAGCCCTCGTGGGCAGCATTACGGCCTCGTCTTTTAATGTGTTTTGCTTTTTCATCGATCAAGCCGAGACCGTGACCGTGGCGATGGGCGTTGAAGGACTTACGGAAGTCAAAGTGACGTTTCCTCCGTTTCCTGAAAACAAGTTGTTACTGGGGTATTTAGTGGTCACGCATTCCTCGACGTTTGTCGGCGGGACTACGGCACTGGATACAGCGACGACCAAGTTTGTGAGCCCCATGGGCGCACTGAACCCGTCGATCTTAATTTAACGCAACGTCTGTAAGGGAAAGGATCACGATTATGGATACGCTGAGTTATCCGGGAATGAATATGTGTACCACCTCTGGCTTGTTGACGGCAACAGGTGCGGAGACGGTGCATGACACAACGGTAGCGATTAGTTTCGTTATCAATGGAAAGATTGCATCAAAATCTGCCATTACGGATGGGGTAACTCCCACGACCGATTATAACACCACTGCGGCGTTTCCCGCATTGGTGGGTGGCGCATCGGTGTCTGGCGCCTACGGACAGGGCGCGATTGTAGTGTGGGGCCTAATCAGTGGAGGCACTGTGAAGTGCGTCCAGGGCGTCGCGTCCTCGCTCGATGTCAATGGTAGCTTTGTGATCGCGCCGCAGTTTCCTGCGGTGCCGGACACGATGACGCCATTTGCGTACCAGGTGTTGAAAGCCGGCGCCACCGCGTCGGCCTCAGCGATTATCTTTGGCACGGCCAACTGGAATGCCACAGGATTCACGAACGCGATTGTGAATGTCGCGGTCTTGCCTGACGGTCCGCAAGTGTCGTAAGTAGTTTAGCGGGGGGCCCTGGTAACGGGGCTCCCCATTCTTACCAGAGGAGTGCATATGTCTGCGATGAATACCTCAGCAGCAGCGGGAAAACGTCGGAAGAAAGAACTTGATACTACCGATCTGGAAATCGGACAAAAGGATGATATTGCCATCCCGATCTATGGGGAGTTCAAACAGCCCGTCGATATTGTGACGCTTCCGTCAGGCGTGAGAGACGACGAAAAGGCGTATCTCGAAGAGTTGGCGTTTAACGAAGAGCCGATTACGATTCATATTCATCATTCGTCAGAACGAAACGCGCCGCCGTGTACCGATCTTGTGGCCAATAACGGACGGTGGGCGGAAATGCTGGTTGGGACAACGGAAGCCTCCTCGAAGTGGGTCGCCGTCGGGTATCTTCCTCGTGGGCGCAATATTGTGACCAAGCGCAAGTATGCGATGGAGCTCGCTCGCAGTAAGCAGGATAACGTCACGACCCAGATTATGGAACGAAACGGCGAAGATCCTCAGAACCTGGTAAAACGTGTGACCTCAGCGAAGTTCCCATTTTCCGTCATTGAAGATAAAAATCCTCGTGGCGCAGAATGGTTGCGGATCATGCTGTACACCTAAGGAGCGCGTGTGGCGACATTTCTGTCGATTGTTCAACTCTTGCGTCAACAAGCCGGGATTGCTGGGACGGGTCCGTCGACCGTTGTAGCGCAAACGGGCGAGATGGGACGGCTCGTCGATTGGACGGCTGCGGCGTGGTTTGAAATCCAGGCTACGCATCCTGATTGGCGGTTCAAACGCTATAGTGTTTCGTTCACCACGACGGCGGCCCAGGCCACGTATACGCCTACGCAGGCGGGCGCCACGGCAGCCACCTTTAGTCGGTGGGTGCGTAATTCCTTTCGAGTCTATAACACCTCCTCGGGCTTTGGGTCGGAGATTGAGCTCGACTTTGTACCGTATGACTACTGGCGTGACGTGTATCAGTTTGGGGCGATGCGTACCTCTTACCAACAGCCTATTCAACTGACCGTCACGCCGAATAATTCGATTGGGCTAGGTCCCGTTCCGTTAGCGGGGTATACCATCAACGGCGATTACTATACGGCCCCGATTCGAATGGCGCTAGATGCCGACGTGCCAGAATTGCCCGCAGCTCATGATACGCGGATCATTGTCTATAAGGCGCTGATGTACTATGCCGCGTTTGAGTCGGCCCCAGAAGTCTTTCAGTTTGCACAAATGCAGTACAATATTTTATTTTCCATTTTGGCTAAAGATCAATTACCTGATGTCACGTTATCAGGAGCAATGGCGTAAATGGCGATGACTCCAACCATGGTGCCGGTCGAGCAGTACGTCGTGGAAATGCTCGGCGGGCTTGACCAGAAGACCCCCACGCTCAAGGTTCCGCCAGGCATGGTGCGCGATGCGGTCAATTTTGAAGTGGAGCCCACTGGTGGGTATACCCGCATTGCGGGCTATGAGCGGGCAGATGGTCGTGCCAGTCCGTCCGATGCGGCCTATATCGTCGTGCAAGTTGTGAGTTTTACCAATACCCCAACGGTCGGGCAAACCTTGACAGGTGGAACGTCGGGGGCGACAGGCACGATTATCGCGGTGCTTTCACCGTATGTAGCCCTGACAAGCGTCACCGGCACGTTTACCTCTACGGAAGTGGTCTCGGTTGGCGCCACGACGATTGGTACCGCAACGACACAAACCGTCACAATTAGTACGCTCCTAAACGCGCAATACATTAATCTGGCCGCAGATGTGTACCGTGCCCTCATTACCTTAGTGCCGGGGGCAGGCACCATTCGAGGGATTGTTTCAGCCACTTTTAGTGGGGTGCATCGGATCTATGCCTTTCGAGATAACTCAACAAGTACCTTCACTGAACTCTATAAGAGTACGACCTCAGGATGGACAGCCGTCCCCTTCTTTAACGAAGTCTCTTTTACCTCTGGCGGCACCGCCACGCCGGCAGATGGCGATACTGTCACGCAAGGTGGGAATACCGCCATAATTAAACGGGTCATGTTGCAATCGGGTACGTGGGCGGGGTCTTCGGCGGCAGGGCGACTGATTATCGCGACACCCGCCCCCGCAAACTTCGCCAGTGGTGCCGCGACCATCGGGACGACATCTCTCACGTTATCTGGAATTCAAACCGCGATTACGCTCGCGACGGGCGGAAAGTTCCAATTTGATTTAGGTAATTTTGCAGGGCAGGCGATTACTCGTCGGATCTATGGGTCGGACGGGGCCAATCGATGCTTTGAATTCGACGGCACAACGCTCGCCCCGATTGCCTCAGGATTTACGCCTGACACGCCAACCTACATTGCGGTGCATCGGAATCATTTATTCATTGGGATTGGAAGCTCGATTGCTAATTCTGGGGTTGGAACACCCTATAATTGGACGTCGCTGGCGGGCGGGGCAGAGATTGCGGTCGGAGATACGGTCACAGGATTGAAGGTCTTGCCTGGTAATCAAGCCTCGCCCTCCATGCTGGTTACGACACGGAACGGACTGAATGTGCTGTATGGGACGGCGGCGGCAGGAACCAATCCGTGGAGTATTGTCTCGTTTAATACGGATACCGGAGCGATGCCGTACAGTCTGCAGAATTTCAATCGGACGTATATGTTGGACGACCGTGGGGTCGTAGACCTTGAAACCGTCCAAGCGTACGGCAACTTTCGTCAAGCCACCCTTACTCAGAACCTTCAAACTTTTATTAACGAAAAGCGGTCTTTGCTCACGTATTCATCTACAAGTAAGGATCGAAGTCAGTATCGATTGTTTTTTTCCGATAAGTCCGGCCTGTACGTCAGTATCATTAACGGCAAGTTGTTAGGCTGTATGCCTGTTCTCTTTGCCAATGCCGTTTCGTGTGCGTGGCAGTCCGAGGATTTAAGCGGAGACGATGTGAGTTATTTTGGGTCCACTAATGGGATGGTCTATCAGTTGGATAAAGGCTCGTCGTTTGATGGTAGTAATATCGATGCGTATTTTGTGATGAACTGGAATGCGATGGGGAGTCCTCGTATCTTGAAGCGGTACCGGAAGCTTGCGCTGGAAGTGCAAGGCACGGGGTATGCGGCGTTTAGTGTTGGGTACCAATTAGGATACGGCTCGTCGGAGATTGACCAGCCAAATCCTGATAATTATACAAGTAGTTTTAGTGCAGCGTACTGGGATGCCATGGTGTGGGATGCGTTTACGTGGGATGGCTCGACCTTGGCTCCGTCTGAAGTCGAAATGTCTGGCACCGCAGAAAATTATCAAGCGACCATTAGCACGACAACGGATTACCTGTATGCGTTTACCATTAATTCGATGATTGTGCAGTATTCGATGAGACGGAGGATGCGGTAATGTCGAATAACTATTACACCCATGGAAGTTTTCCTGCGACGTCGGCGCCTGGTGCGTCGGCCACGATGCGCTCAGAATTGGATCTCATTACCGCAGGATTTGACCTCCTTCCGACCCTCACGGCCAACAGCAGTAAGGCCGTGGTCGTAAATAGTGGTGGGTCAGCCCTCACGGTGACGACGGGAACTCTGGCCCTGGCTGGAAACTTTGCCACGGTCGGCGCCTATGCAATTACGCTGACGGTAACGGGTACCACTGGCATCACGTTGCCACTTACCGGCACGCTGGCTACTTTGGCGGGGGCGGAAACCTTTACAAACAAGACCCTCACGGCTCCGGTAATTAATGGCGCGGTCACCACGACCGGACTCACGCTGCCGGCCTATACTCTTGCCGGCACAATTGCGGGTGGAGGGAACCAACTCAATAACATTATTATCGGGACATCGACCCCCCTCGCAGGGTCGTTTACCACCCTGGCGGTCTCTGGCGTCGCCACCTTTACCTCTCAACCGATTTGCTCCAGCCTGACGGCGTCCCTCCCGATCTTTACGGATGCGTCTAAAGGTCTCACTTCCAATGCGATGACGGGTACGGGCAGTGTGGTAATGAGTGCGTCGCCGACGTTGACGGGGACAATTGCCG